AAACTAAAATAAAAACTGTTTAACACTTTCGGAATAAATTAATTTTTTTGAATTGTAGTAAAAGAAAAAAAAAAAAAAAGGATTACAAGTTTTCACCCGTAACCCTTAGAAAAACAGAAAATTAAGAAATTAATCAAAATTCATTGTAAATATAAAAAAAACCCTCCCAAAGTTATCACACTTGGAAAGGTTTTTAACTAAATAACAAATCAAACAAAAATTATGCTGCTGTGAAATCTCCAAATATTAAAGCATCTGGCTGCTCAACAGTTAATGTTACTTGTGCTTCAACCCTAGCTGTAAGGTTGTTTTTTCTGAAATTATCAGAATCATCTTCACTTACTGCAAAAGTAAATCCTTCCGTTACCGGCTTGCGTACTCTTGACCAATCGCCAACAAAGTATTTGTTTGCTGTTAACCATGTTGCCATCTTAACGGCTACACCATTAACCCTCAACACTCCATTGTCAAATGTAACAATGCCCGGTAATCCATACCCAGCACCACTCGATTTTTCGGTAATCATAATGTCATACCAATCAGTAGGAGTAACAACAATACAATCTGCCATGAAATCATTTGCAGCAAGTTCGGCCAATTCAGCAATAAGCATTTCAATCTTGTTGCTATCTGTGATTACTTTTGTACTAGCTGTGGCTTCTGCCTCCAAAATAGCGTTAAAAGTTGCGTTCTCGCCCCTCATGTAATCTCTGCGTAAATCAATACCCAAAGTGTTCTCTAAAAATGGTAGGTTATTACGCATTTTCTTTGAGTACACCGCAAATCCGGCTATATAATTTGTGTTGGAATCTAAAATGGTATAATCATACTCCAATTGATTCTTTGTGGCCCCTTCAATTGGTTCGCCAACTGAACCACTAGACAAAGTGGAACGTACATAAGTGTAAGTACCACCCGAAATTGGAATTGTAGAAGCTAAATCTTCAACATTTACCATTTGGGCTGGCCTTTTTACTACATCAAAGTTGTAATCTCTTGGCTGATCCCCGGTAAGTGCGTTTGCCAATGTCATATCCTTAACCTCCATATTAAATGGAACGGACTTGGTAACGGCAGAAATTGCTTTAATGTTCTTTGTAATTAAACTAGACAAATTTGCATCTTTTGTCTGAACATTGTTTTTCAATTTCAAATCCAAACTATCAAGGTGTTTTTGCTGCACCTCTTGCAGTTCTTGCATATTTTTCACCTCTAACTGTGCGGCTTCAAGTTCTTGTTTCGACTTTGTTTCCAATGCCTCCACTTTGGTTTTCAACTCTGCATCAAAAGATTCTTTGAAACCTTCTAAAAGTGATTTTGTTTCGAGCGTATTGGCTCCTTTCAATTTTGATTCTAAAGCGTTTAACGCTTCTGTTAATTTAATATCCATCGTATTTTTTTTTAATGGATTAATAATTGTGTTTTACGGCTTGTGAATTTATTAAAGTGGTTTCCCGGCTTTACCTCAACAAGTGTTTTTTCAAATGTACTAATTTATTTTTAAACTTTTATTTATGTTTGATTCGTGGCAGAAACTTTCAGCACTAGATAATTTTATTTGGTTGGGTTTAAAAGTTGTGTAAATAGTGCTTTTAGGTGTTTTTGATGTGTTTCCGGTATAATTATCTCTAACATTTTTCACTATTAAACCATCATAACCATTATTTTGAGCGTATTTTACTATATTCCTAGTGCCCCTTATTTTTTCGCCTCCGATTTCAGTTTCAAATTTACGCCAGATTGCCCCCATAGCATTTATTTCTAAAGGTTTTTTAATTGATAAATAAGTAGTATAAACTTTTGGTTCTGCGTTTTGATAATCGTATGATCTTGTATCATCTGCATAACTTTCAGCCACGCTATACTTATCTGAAAAGAAAAAAGCATTGTTTCCTAATATTGACTTAAAAACACCATCTTCTTCAATACCCCTCTTATCGGGTGTGCCATGATATACCGGTTTTGGCTTCCCATCTTTATCAACCACCTTACTATCTCCAAACCATTCTTTAAAACATGGTTTGTCCTCTAGTTTAGTCGATCCACCAGAACCCCACGTTCCATCTTCGCCACGCTCTTGGTTGGGATCGAAACCGGCCTTCGTTAGAATGGTATCTATTGCAGATTTGTTTGTTGGTGGGTTTATTATATGTATTTGATTTGGGTCAAACACCACGTAAACACTTGTATCTTTAAATGCTTTTGGATCAAATCCATTTACAATAATACCATCCCTTCCTTCGTTAAAATAATCGGCATAAGGTTTGTAATTATTATCAATATAACTTTCTGGGGTGCCAACATCTACATTAACCAAAATAGCATCTTCTATATTTAGATAAACTTCAACAATTCTATTACCATATATTTTAGCCCTTTCTTTTGAATCTGTAAAAAAAATAGCCCCTTCGGGATATTCTGCCATCCACGCATTTTCCCTACCAATTACATCAAATTCATTAAAATCATTGTAGGTTCCATGATATAGTTTTATTAATTCCCCATTTTCATTTCTAACTTTTGAGTTTTCAAAACCTTCTGGCTCTTTAATCGCTCCACTTCCCCACGTTCCATCTTCGTTTCGTGGCTGGTTCTTATCAAACCCTGCTTTAACATTTATAGTGTCAATTAAAGTTTTTTTTTCAGAAAAGCGTTTATGGTGTCAACCTCGGTATTTGCTTTTACCTCTGGTTTAAGTAGTGAAGAACCTATTTCATAGGCTTGTTTCTGTAAGTCTTTCAAGGCAATCTCTAACAAATAAAAAGTTTCATCCGTTACAGTTCCATTTTTGAAGAACTTTAAAATAGTAGATATTTTGTCGTTTGTTTCTGTTAGGCTTAAAGACTTAAACCCGGTGAATGGTGTGTTTGGATTATCACCAATAGTAACATTTGAACCCTCGTAAAGTTTTAGTTCTTTGAGTATTCTGTTTTGGCCTTTTGTTTCCTTTGTAATGGTTACAAATCCAACACTGTGATCGGTCATTATACCGGCATCGTATAATTTCAACGCATCTTCTGAATAACTTGTTTTTATAAGTGGTTCACTTTCAAAATAAAGCCCCTTTTGATCTTCTTGAAGTACTGCAAATTTTCCATGTGGTTGTTCCCACCGGTGTTGGTTTAAAAACACAATTTCATTTCTGCGTTCTTTTAGTGTCTTTGTGTAGGCCCCTTTAACAATAATATCACCGCTGTGATCCACATTATCAAAACTTGACAAATAACCCGTTACCACTCTGTTTTTTAAATCTACATCGGAAACACTTTTTTCATTGTTTCTTTTAACCTCAAGTAATCCTTTCATGTTGTAAAGTTAATTATTTTTTTTTAAAACTAATCTGCCGTTTTTATCCCTACGTGGAACGGGTGCCGTTGTGCATCTGCAATTTATTATATTGCCAGCCTTTCCCCTTATATCGATTGGGTGTTTAACCCTATCTGGATCGCCTTCATTTTGTGGCACTTCAAAATATTTATCATAAGGAATTGTAATACCATTCATAGCCTCATGGTTGTATTCACCCTTTGAACTTCCATTTCGAACCCGGTGATCGTCTGCTGAAATCCACATTTTATCAACCACAACATCAGCATCTTTCATCGCTTTATTTGAAGCGAAATTTGCAGCCGCCCCGGTTTCAGTTCTAGTAATACGCATTATTTGCCACTTATAAAGCCCCGTTTTGGTGCCGAACTTTCGCACCATTTCGTTTGTAATTACTTGAATACTTTTCCCGGTGTCGTTCCTTTCAGCAATGTAATTTATTACAGCTTCAACAAAAGTATCTCTAATTGAGGTTATGTTTTCACCCCCAAATAAGGTTAAAAACTCAAAAACAGCCCTACCAAAAGACTTTATAAAAAGTGCTGGTGAGAACGCTTTTACAGTCATTGTGTTATCGTTTATACCTCTGTAAATCTTATTGCCATGAATAACCCCAACTGTTTCGTAAACCTCCAAAAGCATCTTTAAAATAGCTTTGTTGTTTATCTCTTTTTCTAAAAGAATTTTATAATTCTCTTGGGTTGGTTTCTGTTTTGCAACTTTTATAAGTGTGTTTTTGAGGTGCTTTTTTACGATTGAAGATGTTGTTCGCTCATAAGCCCTCAATTGTTTTAAATACCACTTTTTGTATTGGGTTTTTGTCATTTAGTGGTGATAAACGAAAATGTTAATTTCTTTGTTGTATCTGTCCCAATAGTGTATTTGAATTGACTTGGGTTAAACATTACATAAATATCTCTATCTTCTATAATCCTACCATCAAAACCGGTGCTTTTTGTTAATTGTGTTACAAATTCACTATCTAAACCATTGTAAAAATCACCATTTATACTATCCACAATGGCCCCGGCCAACCTTCCATCACCATATCTGTGATAATAAGAATCAACCGCTTTTTGTAACACCACCTCTTTACCTAATGATCCCCAATCACCAAAATTATATAAAACATCTTCAAAATCTGGTGAATTTATTAATAGTGATTTTACTTGGTCTTTGGTTATAAAAGAACCCTCTAATATTGGATTTTTTATATTTAAAAATCCACTTTTTATATTACCTCCCTCACAACCCGAATATCCATTTGCTTGTTCTGGATCACCAGCAAAATAAAAACCGGCCCCATATTGGTCTGCTCCACTACCTAGTTTTTTCAGATCAAAATCTTCAAAATCTGCACACGTTCCATGATAAACTTTTTTCGGTGATCCATCTTTGTTAACTACTTTTGAGCCTTTAAACCAATCTTTAAAACTTGAATTATTTACACCGCCACCCCATTGGCCGTTTTCCCCTCTTGGTTGGTTCTTGTCAAATCCAGCTTTGTAAACAATTGCTTTTTCTTCATCGATCAATAAATCGGGTTGTTCTTCAACAAATATTTCTTCCATTGGAACAATACCCATCTTGGTTGTAAACATTTCAAAATATTCACTATCTTGTTTAGGATAGTTCATGGCCTCCCGGTATTCGTTTCTTGATATAACACCATCCAATAAGGCCCTACTTAACCATTGAGTTAAGGTGTTCATATCTGCTTGCATTTCTGGCAGTGTAGTTGCATCAAAATAAAGAAGTGTATTTTCGTACCCTTTAAACCTTGGCAATATAATTTCATTAAATGCCGCCTCCAACAAATCTAAATCCGGCAGGATATCATCTGTTAACACTTGTTTACGATATTCTTTTACATTGTCATATTTTGCACCCTCTGAATTATTCAAAAGTTTATCACTCCATCCCAAAACATT